CCTCCAGATTGCTTACTTGCAATCATTTAGACCCTGGTGTACTAATACCAGGGGCCTGGTTCCGGCCAACTCATCACGAGTTGCCGTCCTAGAGCTGCTCCCGCGAATGATCCCCGTACATCCTCCTTCAATCGAGACACATGATGTGTCCTGAAGGCATAAGTAACGGCTGATCGGTCATCCCCTACAACGTTCTGCTGGTCGAAGTCACCGCTAGGTGCTAGATCACAGGGTGTAGGACTGTTAACCAAGGTACGCCTTGGCTCAATAGATGACTTTCCGGGGGTACCTTTGTGAAGCGCTGAAAGATATGCTCCCTCTATTGACGTTCGTTCTGAGCGTCGAGGTCGCGTTCTCCAGACATAGCCTGTGTAACCACAGAGCCCGTGTCGCGCTTTACTAGGTCGCGCCTCATCGAAGTTTCGGATGAGGCCGTCGTCGCCTGAGTCGAGTGGGATGCCCGTCTTACGTGCTGTGCTATCTCTAGAAATACAGAATAGCCAAGCAGGTAAAAACCGGACATCACAACCAAGACTAAGGTTGCGACGGTGAGCGTAAGTCCGAATTTTATTACCAATTCGGATGACCGCCGATGTGAGATCATGATATTCTCCTCTTAAAAAGAAGGGTCTAACATTGTTTCCCAAAAGGTAGTCCGCCCCGCAGCTCTCGAAAAACCTCCCTGCCAGGAAGGTTTTTCGTTCGTTCACCTTGAACCCAAGCTGATTCAAGGTAGGCATCAGTGTAACTGCACAGCTACTATCGATGATAATATCATCACCAAATGAGACAGCGTCCGGATCTCCACAAGCTCTCGAAAGGGCCGTGAAGATAAGGGACTCTAGCTCAAAGGTGTAGCCGTTGCCCATAGCACTGAATTTTTCGAGCTTGTACATCTTATCGCCTAGTTTGGACCAGCCGGTCCTTGCCGTATCGAGAAGATATGCCCACTCCACAGGGAGAAGAAGCCAGACCAGTTCGCGAGAGATTGTATCACTCGCAGAACTAAGGTCAATGGTTGCCTTCCCGGTGATGTGAGCTACCGAAGCCAGCATGCGGTTTTTATCCGCTTGATGGTCAAGGTCAAGCCCGTGCCACTTAAGTCTCTGCCGCAGGAGAGCGCCAATACCGAGCTGCACGAAGATGTTAACGTGCGGCTCGATAGAGATGGCTCTGTCTGTTTTTGAGTCTTTTGGAACGAATCGGACCGTATTGTAGTGCCTGAGGGAAACCTCAGGTACGTAATCGCGCCAAGGTCCTCGGACCAAGGTACGACAATACGGGTATAAACCAGGCGTCACGTCTAGGCGTGACACCATCTTTCTTGAAAGGACTACATCCCTGCCTGAGCAAGAGGAGGTAGCGCCCGGCCCGAAGCGAAAATTCTCTTCGGCGAATTCAAGTTTCCGAGTACTCAGAGGACCGAGTACTTCGGCTATCCAAGAGCGTGCTTTAGTTAGCACGCCCTCGACTACGGGGTCAAAACAATTCTGACCCTGCGTATAAGATAGTAACTTAGAATTCGTAAGCCGGCACGCGTCTTCAGCCTCAAGCCACTTAACCATGGCAACGGCCTCGCGGTCGATGTCAAGGCCAGGTAACCGGGGGTTCTTACGCATTGCTTCGCTACAGAGATAGTCGTCAGAGAAAGTCGGACTCATGGTATCAGGGAACGGAAGTTCCAGATATTGAGACCAACACTCGTGACGAGCCATCAAGTAGCAGGCTAGTGACCGTGGAGTATCCACAGATTCACATACCCTCAAGAAAACACCAAGCTCGATCTTCCAGATACGAGCGCCAAGCTTCGTGCTATGGCTTTTGGTCGTCATTTCCCACCTACCTTTCAGTTAGCTACTGTTAGTAGAGTGGGTCTAGGTCACGGCACGCACCGGTAATAAGGGCGTGCGCCAGACCGTTCTTGAGGAACGCGTAAAGGTCGTTGCGCTGAGCTGTCGTAGCACCATCCGGGAGGATGATGTCGACATTAGCGCGTAGAGTGTAGGCCACGCTAGTGACCCCGCTGATGACCTGCGTAACTGGCAACTCGATTGACAGTTTCGCACGGTTAACAACACTCTTACCATTTGCAAAGGAATTACTGATACGCATCCGGCGAAAAGCCAGGGCAATACCAGTAGAGCGATCTGCAAAAGACGACAAACCCGGTGTTACCGACTCGGGGGCAAACGTAGTTGCGACGGGTGTCGCTTGACCATCATTGATGGTGATTGAGGCAGCTTGTGCCATAGGATTACTCCTGAAGTTAAAAAACGATGGAGGATGCTTGGCTACCGGCTTAAGACCCTGAGAAGGGCTAAACCGTTTGCAATATGCATAGCACTGACACTAGTTTTGAGAATGGGGGAGGCAACTGTACCGAGAGCATATGGCGAACTTCGACCATATGACTCAAAAATACAATAACCCGAACCACCCTCAGTTGAAACTAACTGTGTCTGTTTGTAACGTGTGATATCCTGCGCCCAGCTTGCACCGTCAAAGTAGAGACAATTGTCGAGAGATTCAAGAATCTCGCCGACATTGATCCACCAGTCGATGACAAACGAAAACGGTAGGATTTCCCACGCTACACCAAGCGGATTTGTGAAACCGTAAGCACCAAGTGAGGAATTAAGTAAATCATTCCTCACAGTGATGTCGGAGATGACGTTGACTGACTTCTGCGAGTTTTGTACAACACGGACCTTGCGGTTACCGTATGTATTATTCGCAGTGAAAGTCTTCGAAGTACGCTCCATCTTACGCGCGGCCACCCTAATACTCGGTGCGGACCTGTCAGTTCGGGAGCGAAGCTCCTTCATGACCTGGTCCATATCGGACATTAGGGGCTTCAACCCGTAGACCAACTGTAGCCATTCTCTCGCTAGATTATCTAGCGTTCGTTTGGTTATACCGCTTTTGATACCACCATATCTTGAATATTGGTGGTGCCAGTAGTAGTACAGGAGGATACGGGGGTCGCGATGTTTTACAGCCTGGACAAGCCTTGCAGTACGCTCGACGAGAGTCACAAACAGGTCAGAAGCCTGTCTGTATTCGGCGAGCATATTAGCAAGGTTTGCACTCCGACCACGCGCTTTCGAGCGCGCCTCGTTCTGGGCGGCCCTTAGAAGGGTCGTCTCAGTTTCGAGAGGATCGGCGTACTTGCCTAGGGAGTACTCGGCGGTAGTGGGAAAGTATTCAGTAACCATATCGTAGGGCGGGAACGTCCTGCGATACGTTATCTGACACTGCTCATTACCTATGGTTTGACGCCATATTGAGTACGCTGTGCCGTTCTGAATCTTAAGAATTGCAGGCTTTACTCTTCCTACGCCAGTTCCAGGGGCTTGCATAAACAGATAGCTACGGGTCTGCAAAGGCCCGGAACCAGGTGCCGTGCTACCCACGAGAAAAGGCTTCGTTAAGTAAAGGGGTTGCTTCATAAGATCCTTTCAAGAACAGCAAGAAGGCGGCTGAGACCTGGC